CTTGAGGCGCGGGTTGCCGTCGAAGAACTGGGCGATCGGCTTGCGCTGTTCCGCAAGCACCTTGCTGCCGGTTGCGGACGCGGTCGTTGATGTTGCAGCGGTTCCTGGCGCGGCTGCGGACGGTGCGGACGGCGTTGCGGACGTGGCCGGGGGGTTGGAGAACGACGGCCCGGTGTAGCCGCGGTTGGCTTCGACATGCGGCGCGTCGTTCTTGACCGGGAAATGCAGACCAAACTGGTCCTGGTTGCCGGCCTTGAGCCAGCGTCGGAACTCGCTGTCCGGCAGGTCGCCGGACACGCCCTTCTGGTGACCGGACCCACCCGGGCGGGCGGCCGGGTACTTTGTGCCGCCTTCGCTGTCCTTCCAATAGACCGCCTGCACGTCCTCGCCGCGAGAGAACTCACCGTACTGCGCCTTCTTGCCAGGGTTGGCTTTCTCGAAGGCCTCGCCAGCTGCGCGCAGTCGCGCAGCCAGCTCCGGCTCGAGCGCGCCGTAGGCGCCCGGCGTGTCGATCGGCACGCTGGTGATCTTGCCGTCCTTGATCACGCTGGCATGGCCGCCGCGTTCGTTGAGGAAGGCGATATCGGCCTTATAGGTCGCGCCCTCCGGTGAACGATCGACGCGTCCGCCCAGCCTGGCGCGGTTGGATCCGGGTCCGGGCGGTCGCTCCGGCATCTGCGGCGGGGTCGGCGGCTGCACTCTCTGCTGCGCTTGCAGCTTCTGTTGCAGCGCCTTGTCCTTGGCGGCGCCGAAGCCGCCGGAGATGGTTTCGCCGATGCTGTCGTCGCTTTGATTCGTCCGCTGTAGCGACGAGGTGACCTGGCCGACCAGCGGCTGCATTTGCAGCGGCTTCTGCTCGTCGACGCGGATGTCTTTTGCGCTCGGGCCTTTGAGCAGCCCAGCTAATAGCTGGGTCATCTGGCTCGGCGGCGTGCCGGGCGGCACGATCCCGAGATTAACCCCCAGCGCGTGCAGCGCGGTCGTGGTGTCGGCGCCGAGCAATGGCTGCTTGCCGGCCAGCAGGGACTGCCGGCTCTTCTCGCGCTCGAGCGCCATTTCGTCCATGTAGGCCATTACTGCGGCTCACTGGGTGGCGGTTGATAGAGCGAGCCGACGCCGCGCGGGATACCGCGCGCCGCGTCCATGCCCTGCTGGACCGCCGGGGTGATGCCGTGCTGCAATAGGTACGGCTTGGCGAAGCGGTTGAAGCCGTATTTGGCGCCCAAGGCGCCAGTGCCGATCGCCGCCGCCGCGTCGCCGTAGCCGGCCTGGTGCGCGCCATAGAGCGCGGCGCCAGCGCCAACACCAAGCCCGCCATACTTGCCGGCGATCGCCATGGTCTGGCCGAGCGACGCCGCCGAGCCGGTGCTTTGCAGGGCGTTGACTTCGCCGACCCGGCCCATCACCTCGCGCAGCGCCTCGACGTCTCTGCTGAGCCGGGTGCCGGGCGGGAACAGCAGCGCCCGGGCGCTTTCCGGTATCGCCTCTAGGGCCGAGGCCATCTTCGCCGACGAGCCGCCGGCGTCGTTGACGATCTTGCCCAGCACGCCGCCGCCCAAGGCGACCCGCTCTTGCGCCGGCAGCGCGCCGATCACTGTGTTGAGGGCGTCGATATTGGTGCCGGCACCCTTCGCGGTGGCGGCGCTATGGATCATGTTGACCACCGCTTCCGGCCGATCCTTCATCGCGTCGGAGATCGCCCGCTGCACGTCGGACAGGTTGCTCGACTGCTCCAGGTTGCGATTGAACGTCGCCTCGCCCCACGGGCCGGCGTCGCGCCGCATGATGCTGCGTTGGTCGCCGCGCAGTCCGGCATAGATCTGCGCCAGCTGGGCGTCGTCGACCGCCCGCGGTATCGTCGGCGGCAGGCCGAGCCGCTGGCCGATCTCGGTGGCCTGGTCGGCCATGTTCTCCCAGGTCGAGCCGCCCGGGCCGTAGTGGGAGAACGGTCCGCGCATCGGATCCGGCGGCGGCCGCGTGGTCATGCCGAGCTGGTCGCCCAGGCCGGCCTGCGGGTTCTCCGCGCCCATGCCGGCGCGGCGCTCGATTACCTGCTCGGTGGCCTCGCGCATTTGCGGCACGTCGTAGCGCACCGCCGGCGGCAGCAGATCGCGGCTCTCGCGGGCCAGCTCGCCCTTCTGGGTTTGCGCGGCGTCGATCGCGGTCTCCAGTGATGGAGTGACGGTGGTGCCGGCTGTGTGTGGCGCCAACTGCACGTCGGTAGACCCGGCGGCGCGGTTGGCGGTGCCGGCGGCGGACTGCTCGACTGCGTCTTGGGCGCCGGTCCAGGATCGATTGAGCGGCGAGTCCAGTGAGGTCTGCGCGGTGCGCCGGCCGGCGGCCTGGATGTCCGGGCTGGCGGCTTTGACAAAGGCCGGTATCAGCCGGTCGATGCCGAGCGCCTCGGCGGCGCGGACCACGTTGTCGGAGGTGATGCCGTAGCGGCCGAGATTTTTAATCAGCGTGTTCAGCCCGAGCGACAGCGGCGCGGTGATGCCGGCGTCGACCGCGCCGGCTTTGAGCCGGTCCTGGTTCTGGTCGGCGCCGCCGGCGCCCTGGATCGCCGCGATCAGCGTGTCGATGCCGGTGTTGGCCAGCACGCCGGCGCCGCGGATGGTGGTCAATGGCGCCGAGGCGACTGCGCCGCCGATGTTGGCGGCGACATTGCCGACCGGGTGCTCGTAGGCGAAGCGGCGGTTGCGCGCCCGCTCGAGCGCCAGCTTCTCCTCGTAGGGCATGCCGCCGGCGAATCCTGGGAGTATCGAATGCACCGCAGCATTGGCCTCGTCGCCCCAGGCACCGCCCGGCACGCCCTGGGCGACCGCCCGCATCCAGTCGTTGGCGCCGCGCAGCAACCCGCCTTGCGCGTGTTGCTGCTGCTCCTGGAAGTCGGCCCAGCGATTCCAGCCCGCCGCCCGTGACGGCTCGTTCTGCACGCCGGCGAGCGCGGTGCGGACCTCCTCGATCGGCGCCTGGTAGTTGATGCTCGGCGCCACCGGCTCCATCAGCCGCGGGTCTTTGCCGACCCGCGGGCCGGGCAGCGCGGCGTTGGACTGTGCCGCCGACGGCGTCACGGTGATCTGGGTCGGCGCCGCTGCCGGCTGTACCCGTGGGCCGCTGGTGTTGGCCGGCGGCGACGCCGCGGCATCGAACGCCTGCTTCATGGTGACGTAGTCGGCGGTCCCGGCCTTGTCCTGGTTGTTGTCCAGCCAGTCCTTGATCGTCTCCGGTGGCGGCATCGCCGGGGCAGCGGCCGGTGCGGCCAGGTCAGGTTCGGCCATGGCTATTTTCCTATGCCAAGGATGCGGTTAACGCTTGCCGGGTCCGGTCCGCCGGCCGGCGCCGGGGCCTTGCCGAAGTTCGGGTCGTCAAAGCGGGTCGTCAGGTTACCGTTCTGCTGCGCCAGGTTGCGCAGCTTGACCGCCATGTCCTGGAACACCGGATCGCCCCTGGACACGTTCATCAGCATCTTGGTGGCGTCGTCGGCGTTCATCGCGGTCGCGGTGATCTGCGCCCAATCCGACATGCGCTTGAGCTTGGCATCGATCTGCTGCCGGTTGTCGTTGCGGTTCGGCACGAAGATCTGCGCGTAGTCAGCGTATTCCTCTGGTCGTATTGCAGCACCAGACGCCAGCCGCAGCACGGCTTCGACCCAGTTCTTGGCCTCGGCCAGATACTGCGGCGCTTTCGGATCGAGGGCGGCGATCGCCATGCCGTTGACGATGCCGCCGTTGCGCTCGGCCAGAATGGCCGCGCCCAGGTTCGGCACATAGGGGATTGCCGGCGCCTGGCCGTCCACGTAGCCGATCTGGGTTTCCAGGTTGCGTCGCGACGTCTCGGCGCGGCCGACTGCCGCCGCCTTGGTGGAGACGTTTTGGTTGGCCTCGCCGGCCGACACCACCTGCGTGCTCATCGGCGGCGGGTTCAGCGCATTGACCGGCGCCGCGGCCGCGGGTGCGCCCGGCGCTGCCGGGGCGCCGCCGCCCACGCCGGCGAGTGTCGCATTGACCGCGTCGGCCAAGGCCCGGTGCGGGCCTTGCGGGATGTCCTGTTCCTGGAAGCCAGAGAACTTGACGATGTTGCCTTTGGCGTCGGCCTGCAATTTGTTGGTCAGCTTGTATTCTTCGTTCAGTGCGAACGCCAACTTGGTCGCTTCCTGCGGCGTCAGCTTGTAGCCGTCCGCGACCACCTTGCTGGCGTACTCCGCCATCAATCCCTGGCGCGCCGCCGGCGTGCCAACCCGGTTCTCTGGCGTTTGCGCGGCTTCGCCGGTCTTGACGTAGCGGCCCTCCGGCTTGGTCGCCGAGGAAATGATCGAGCCGCGGATCGGCTGGTCGTTGTCGTCCAGCTTGATCCAGTTCTGGTCGGTGCCCGGCGCTAACGACACCTGCCCGGCCTGGACGAAGTTGCTGTTCGGCGCGGTCGCTGCCGTGGTTTCCGAGCCGGGGATTGGCCGGCGGTCTGGCCCGAGCAGCACCCAGGTCTTCATTTCACCCGGCGCCGACGACAGCGGCGTTGACAGCACATACTCGGGGCCGGGCGAAGTGACCGACGACTTCAGCGATCCCGGCAGCGGCCGGCCGTCGGGGCCTGGGATGGCCCAGGTCTTCATCGCATTGTCGGACGCCGGCGGCGTGATGCCGCGCTCGCCGGCCTTCACCAGCACCATGTCCGGCGGCAGGTTCTTCCACATGTCCCGGCCGAGCGAATCGTAGCGGCCATCGGTCGACACGCCGACCGGGATGGCGGTCGTGCTGCTGCCGTCGCGTTTCACGGCGACGTAGTTGTCGCCCTTGGTTTTATCGAACCGTCCGGTGTTCAAGTATTCGAGTTGCTGTTGCCGCTGCGGATCGCTCGGCACGCCGCCCAAGCCGACCTGGCCCTTGGCATAGACGCCGGGCAGATTGTTGGGATCCTTGAACGCTTGCGCGCGGGCGGTGGCCTGGAAGAACGGCAGCTCGGCCTTGTAGCGTGCCGCCACCCGCGGATCGAGATACTGCTCCTGGGCGGTCGTCGGCGGCAGGAAGATCTCGCCCGGTTGCGTGGTCGGGTCGGCCGGGTTTACTGGCCCCTGCTGTTCGATCTGGACATCGCGCGTGCTCATCGGCGGCTCGGCCTTGGCCAGCGCCTCGGCCGCGGTATTGCCGGCGGCGGTGTTGGCGTCGAACTCGGCCTGGTCGCGCTTCTGTTTGGCGCGCAAGGCGACGATCTGTTCGACCGTCATCTTCTGATCGAGCGCCTGCTTCGGTGAGTTGCGGATTGCGTTGCCGATGCTGGTGGCGAGGTTGCCCCAGGACGGATCCTGTTGGAACGTCAGAAACTCCGATCCCATGATGCCCTCATATGCTCGCGGCTAGCGCGTTGCCGAGACCCTGGCCGGCGACCTGGGCGCCGGCATTGGCCAGCCCGCCGGCGGCGCCGCCGCTGTATTGCGCAATCTTGATTGGCTCGACCGCCTTGGCGACGTTATAGGCCGACAACACGCCGGCGCGCTCGTTGCCGGCCAGGCGGATGTCCTGCCCTGCGGTGTTGAAGATGGTGTTGGCGCGGTTGGTCAGGCCATACTGCGAGCCACCGTAGGCTTGCACGTTGGCCAGGGCCGCGATCCGCTTCCTCGCCTCGATCGCGGCCTGTTGGATGTGGCCCTGGATCGCCGTCTTCATCTCGTCGGAGCCATTCTGCTGGCCCGAGAACATCGCCGAGGCGAGCGCGTTCGGATCGCCTTCGGCCTGGTTGGCGACATCTTCCGGCGTCAGCGCCACCTTCAACCGCTCGGCTTCGCCCTCCTGCGCCGCGGTCTGCTTCTTGGCGTCCAACTCCTCGAGCGAGCCGCTGCGCGCCGCTTCGGCGTTCTTGCGCAGGTCTTCATCCCGCCGCAGGTAGTCTTGTGATTGTCTTCGCTGGTAAGCGACCCATTGGTCGTTGGCAGCCGACTGCTGGCTCGCCATGTCCTGCTGCTGCTGCATGTTGTACAGCGACATGCCGATCGAGAAGCCCAGGCCAATGATCGAGATCGGGTCGCACATGACTTTAGCCCGTTATGGTTGACGATCCCGGCTCGCGGCCGGTCCGGGCGGCGAGCGCCTTGTTGGCTTGGTATTCGCCGATCGCCGGCGCGACCGCCGACCCCAGACCGATGGCGATCGGCTTGAACATGTCGCCAAGCGAGCCAGGATTCGGCTGCTGCAACTGCGCGTTCGACGCCGAGGTCGCCGCGGTGTTGGCGGCCACAGTCGGATCCTCGGTGGCGTACAGCTGGTTGTAGGCTTGCTGCTGTTGCGCGGCGATGCTCTTGCGCAGCTCAGCCGTGTCGGTGTCGGCCTTGGCCCGCAGTCCGGCTTCGTTGACGCCCTGTTGCTCGGTCAGCTTGTTCTGGACAAAGCCGGCCGCTCCCGATCGTAACAGTCCCGCCCTGGCGAGATCGGCCTCGGAGGTCCGCTTGGCGTCGGCGTACTGGCTCTGCAACTGCGGCATGGTGTAGTCGAGACCGGCCTTGCGATAGTTCTCATAGAAGTCATCGCCGAAGTTCTCGGTACCGAAGATGGTATCGATCGCGCCCTTCCCTTGATTGAGTCTCGCCTGGCGCTCGTTCTCTTTGTCACGAGCTTCCTGGGCGCGCTGCATCTCCAGCTGCACCATTTGGTTGTTCGATGGTCCGCTTTTGCCGCCCATGGCGTCACCTCATACTTGCGCGTTTGGATCGATCGGCGATTGCTTGCCGTAGTCTGCCCAGAAGCCCGGCGGCGTCATGATCGCCTTGGCCACGATATTTCCCGTGCTGTCCTTGGTGGTCTCGGTGCCGGACACGGCCTCGGCCGGCAGCGTGGTCTTGTCCGGCGTTGCGGTATTTTCCGGCTTCGCGGTAGCATCCGCGGCCGCTTTCTTGACGTTGATGTTTTCCTGGTAGCCGCTCATGTCGAGCGGCTTTTTGGCGGCCAGCGTCTTTTCTGCCTCTTCCAAGGTCGCATTGCCGGATCTGTCTAACGGCTCTTGGTAGTACTGCTGTCCGCCGCCGCCCTTGCCACCCATGTTGATCCCCTACTTGGTTGTGCTGATGCTGCCGGGTGCGGTCGCCGGTCGTTGCGCCTGCGCCTGCCAGATCGAGGGCGGCGGCAGGAGGGTGCCGGCCAGCACCGCGCCAGTGGACAGCGGCTGGCTGCCGGTCTGCAACTTGCTGACGATCGGACCGCCCGGCGAGATCGGCGGACCGATCGCCTCGACTGGCGCGGGCGGCGGAGCCGGTCCCGCTACCGGCGGCGCCACCGGCGCCGGCGGGCGCTTGGTGATGGTCGGGATCACGAACGGCGCCGGCGCTGGTGCCGGCTCCGGCTCTGCCGTCCAGCCTGGCGTATCGCCCCAATGATAATTACCGCCGATATCGGTCCATGGCATGGTTACACCTGTCCGGTTGTTGTCATACTGCCAGAGCCGTTGAGGCCCTGGGCTTTCAACTGGTCGGTCCACATCGACGGCGCGGCGATCGTTTGCGCCAGCTGGCTGCCGGTGTCCTGGGTGGTCTGGATGCTACCTTGGGTATCCTGTGCCGGCGCGGCCGGCTCACCGATCGGACTTGGCCCGGCTTGTTCCTGCACTGGTGCAGGCTGTTCCGGGGTTGCCGCGGCCTGCGTAGGATCCGGTGCCGCGGCCGCGGCTGGCTGCTCGGCATCCCAACCCCAGCCGTTCGCCCTGGCCAACGGCCCCCAGGTGATCGAGTCGGCGCCGGTGGTCGGCCTGGCCCCGCCCTTGCCACCCATCAGAGCACCTTCCTGAAAATCATCCCGACCGGCTCGGCGCCGAAATGCCGGCCGACCATGTTCATCAGCGAGTTCTGCTCCGGCATGCCGGAGCAGATGGGAAAGTTGATCACCTTGCAGCCGTCGCGGCGGGCCAAGGTGATCACCATGTCGACCAGGCGGCGGCCGAGGTCGGTGCGCTGGTACTTCGGTACGGTATAAGTCTCGTCCATCACCCCCATCGGCTCGGAGAACACATCGAACACATGGTAGGAGCAGACGCCGACCAGCTTGTTGTCGTCGCGTGTATCGAGCGCGATCACATACATGGCGAACTGGGTACCGACCGCGGCCGCCAGGTAACGTTCGGTCTTCTCGCGGTGATACTTCAAGTGCTTCGACCAGCAGGACAGCTCGAAGAACTCGCCGAGGAAGTCGGCGAGCATCGGAGCGTCGGCCGATTCCGCCATGCGGACGTTAATGTGCGGGGTACGCACCGTTCGCTTGGGTCGCTTCAGCTCGGTCACATTCATATTCATCGGCTAGCCATCGGTATGAGACAAAGTCCTCGCCGCATGTGCCATAGCCGGTCAGCACGCCTTCGGCTTTGGCGCCAATCAAATTCATAAATCTGCGGACATCGTCGCGCTGGCGCATCGCCACCGCTTCGACGCGGTGGATCCCCGAGCTAACAAGATATGGCAGCACAAATCCCTTGATCTGCCGCACCATTGGTAACACGGCGCGGCCCCAGTCGTCTGTGCCGAAAGCGTAGCCGGCGCCGACGCCGGAGCGTCTTAGCACCAGGCCCCACACCGAGATCGGCCCCAGCTCATGATCCCAGGCGCAGAACGCGAACTGGCTGTGCCGCATCAGGGTCGACGCCAGCCGGTCGATATCGGTGCCGGCGGCCTCCATTTCTTCGGCGTCGTCGACCCGCAGGTTGTCGAGGATCGCCTGGACCATGCCGCGATCGGCGGGGCTGATCTCGATCATCCGGTTTCCCCGCCGATGTAATGCACCACCAGATTGGAGAGGATCTGCGGCCCCAGCTCCTGCGAGCGCAGCCGCAGCGACATGTGCGTGGCGTGGCCGAATAGTTGGATCTTGCCCTGCGGGAACGACGGGCCGTCGAAGATACCGATCTCGTCTTCGACCGCGGGGTTGTTGACGTTGAACGCGGCCGACACCTGCCAGGGTACGCCGGAGCAGGTCGCATCCAGCGCGGAGAAGGATTTGAAGGTGGCCACGCCCTCGCCGGCGTGGAACGGGAAGATCAATTCAACGGGACAGTCGTCATAGACCGGGCCAACATCGGAGATCCCGCCATAGGCGTAGACGGTGTTGTTATCGTCGCGCACCACCACCCGGTTCTGGTGCAGGCAGGCAGCGGTGATGACAAAGCCGGCGTCGTACTCCGACCAGGCGGTGATCTTCGGCCCGGGAAACGCCGACAGCACGTAGATCTTCGAAGTCATCGGCGCGTCTTCGTCGTCTTTGGACCCGGCCATGATGATCCAGAATCGGCCGGTGACCGGCTGCAACAGCGCGATCGTGCCGCTCATCCAGTCCGGCCCCATCGACCGGAACAGATCTTGGAGCAGAGGATCCAGCGGCGAGCCGATGTCGGACACCGCCGCGGCCAAGGATGAGTTGCGAGCGCGGAGCGAGCGGATGCCGGAGTGCGACATGTACATCACGTCGCCGGAGCCGTACTGCATCACTGAACGCCACGCCGTTGTGCCGGCCTGGCGCAGGGTCTGCACATACTGATTCTTCGTAAAATCTGGATCCATGATCCACAGCTGCACCGCGGTCGAGCTGAAGATCGCCAGCTTGTCGTAGTAGACCTCCAGCGCCACGCTGTCGGTCATATCGGAATCGCCCATCGACAGGTCGATGAAGTTGGTCGGGTCGGGCGGCGCCATGCCGGACCAGTCGCCGGCGTTGCCGATCGCCGAAAAGTAGAGAATGCTATGCTCGACCGTGTACATCTTGTTCTTGTAAGTGCGGCAGTAGAAACCTCTGGCCAAGGGCAGGTCGATGCCGTCGTAGTAGCGGCCGACCGTGCCGACGGCGTCCTTCCACAGGATGGTGAACACCTTGTTGTCGAACAGGTCGTAGTCGATGATCTCGTAGATCGTGGTGACCTGCTGGCCGAGCACGCCGATCGACCAGGTGCCGGACGGCGGTTCGACCTTGTAAGGGCCATTTGGGCCGAAGGTGTAGAGCTTCTGGTTGACCTCGACCAATCCCCTGCTGGCGGCGTCGACCGTCCAGAACGGCACGAACGCCATCCGCTTCTCGATCTCACCGCCCGGCGTAACATGGGCGTTGCGCATCGACCGCAGCGTTCCGGCCGGCGCAGTCAGCTCACTGCGCCGCAGATCCAACCCGGCAGCGAAGTCGGTGATTGTAAAGTAGGGCAACTACTCCCTCCATCAGTTCGGGACGTAGTCGACATAGCGGGTAGTACGCATGCTCTTGTCGGGATCGTTGCCGCCGCGGAACACACCGCCCATGTTGTAGTTGGCGCGCTTGTCGGCGCCCTGGTCGGCTAAGAGCCGCCGCAGGTAATTCTGCGCCTTGGTCAGCTTCATTGGCGCAGCTTCACTCTTCTGAGTAGCGAGCATTTCGGCCGCGGCGAACAGCACGATCGCCTTGGAATCCAAAATGCAGCTATCGGTCGGCGCGACCAGCGGCGACAGCGGCGCCTGGCCTTCGAACCGCAGCACGTAGCCCTGCTCGGGGTGGGCGACGTTGTCGTCCGGCATCGGCAGTAACTGGAATTGCCCGACTGGATTGGTGATCGGCACCGGCCCGGTGGTGTCGATCGAGGCGACGTTGCTCCAGCGCACCGGCTTGCCGGTGCTAGTCGGACCAAGGTGCATCATGAACGCCTTGATGCCGTACACCAGCGGCGACCAGGACGAAGCCGAGGTGATCACATCGGCCGCGTCGCGGGTGACCTGCGAGATATAGACGCGGACGATCTGGTCGAACGCCATCTCCTTCGGATAGGAATATACCGCCTGCCCGCCGGTCAACGGCACGTCGACCCAGATTTTCAAGTGCTGCCAGTTGTAGGCGTCCCACAGCTCGCGCTGCTGCCGCGCCAGCAGCAGGTCGATGGTTTCCTGCGCCTGCACCCCCTGCAACGGGTTGAGCGACGTGCCGGTCTCGGCCCGCAGCTCGCGGCGCAGCTCGAGCAGTGTGACGCCTAATGGCACTAGCTAACGTCCTTATGCTCCGCGGGCGGCGGCGGCGAGCGCCGGCCGCGTGGTGATGGCTTAAAGATCGGCTCGAGGTCGGTGGTGGCCTTGGCGATTTCGTCCTCGCCGTCGTCGTCGTCTTCGTCGTCGCCATTGCCGTTGGTGATGGCGGGGGCAACAACGGTAGAGAGCTGACCGTTCTCATAGCGCGGCAGGTTCACCTCGTCGGTCATCACGTAGTCCATGCGGAAGGCGCGGCCGGGGAAGCAAGCCTCGACCACCTCGCGGCCGTAGATCGTGATCAACCTGTTCTTCTCTTCGGTCGGCCACACCTCGCCCATGCCGACCGGCATGACGTCCATGACGTTCTCGTCGCCGTGCAGGGCCTGGAGCACTTGCACCTCCGGCCAGGTCACCGGGTTGAACTTGTCGTAGATCACGGTGTGACAGTTCTGCCCGGCAAGATTGATCTTGCAGACGCAGTATTGGATCGACTTCGCCATATCATCTCCCTTTGAAAAAAGCCGGGAGTGCTAAGAGTGTCCGCTCCCCGCACTCCCGGCCGCGCTGCGATCAGACAATATCCATGACGACAGCGCCGTTGAGGCGCCGCGCACAGAGTTGCCCGGTCGAAGTGATCGCCCGATAGATCACATACTTGTCGGGCGCACGGTCTGGTGAATGCTGGTGGCGCCACTCTTCTTGCATCGCCACCAGGAAGATGTCCCTGGAATCATACCAGTAACAACGCTTGGACTTG